TTCAATTCCTCTACCCATTTTTGCTAAACCCGAACCTAAAGACTTCATAGGATTCATTACGGCCGCCCCTAACTTTGAGAAGAATCCTCCAGCTTTTGCCTCTTCAACTTTTGCATCAGGTACACCTTTTTCTTTACCACCACCACTTTTTGCCGCTCTTGCTGCTTCTCTTGCAGCCTCTCTTGCCGCCGCAGAATCATCCATCATTAAATTAAGCATATTTCCCATTACATTGAGAGTAAGGCCTGCGGTGACTTTGAGGGATTCAAGTATTGTTGTAGTTGGGGGTTGGAAAGAGTTTATATCTTTAAGAATATCAACAGAACTAAGTATACTTTGATTCATGGAAGTAAGTATACTTGTATTAGGATCATCACCACCTTCAACCTTGGAAGGTGTAAGTATATTTGTGTTTAAATCGCGAAGTAGTTGTGTTTGTTCTATAGACGAGGCTACTAAAGTGTTTACAGCCGAACCTAACGATGTAAGTATATTTGTGTTTAAATCACGAAATAGTTGTGTTTGTTCTCCAAGTTGTTGTTCTCGTTCAGAGGCGCGATCAACTATAAGAGAATTAGTAATTTTTAATTCTTCTACAACGTTATCTAATGTTTTTCCGGCTTCTGCCATTTTTATTACCCTCTCATCTTGCTTTGGCGTTTTCGGCTCTTATTCTTTCGTTTTCTTCTTTAACCCAGTTTTGTAATAAACTTACGTATACTTGTCTTTCATAAGGTACCATATTATCAAGTTCTGTCAGACTCCATCCGTGATGCTGAATCATGGCGAAGTTTGTTTGATAATGGTTCGCCAGGGAATCGTGACTCAGCCCTATTCGAAAAAAGAATCAATCCCCGTTAATGTTAGAGTTTTTGATTTTTCACATTTCGGACATGTCCAATCTACATCATGGCTTAGTCTTGGCATTGATTCAAAAAATTCTTTCACTTTTATAAATTGTCCAGAACTAAGAGAATCAAGAAAATCATTCAATTCTTTTTTAGTAGAATCCTTTGCTTTATATATTTCTTCTCCATCCCAAATATAATCAATACATTCTACAATCAGTTTAAATATATTTTCTGATTTTACGTCTTCTCCATCAATACCACCAGAATATTTTTGTACAGTTTCAACTTGTGGATAAGTTAATTTTAGTCCAATATCATCAGTAATTTCTATTTCTGGAGATTTAATTTTCGAAGTATCTACAGAAATTTGGTCAATATTAATAAAAAATTCACAAATATCTTCTTCACTCGCCTCTTCACAACAACTTGTAAAATTGGAAGGTCTGGGTGTACGTAATGTTAAAGACTCTCCAACCGATCTTCCTCTAAGCTGAAGGAAAAAATATTCAAGATCAAAAGGAGCAAGTTCTTTAACTTTTACTTCTCCTTCAGTACAAGAAGAAATAATATCTTGCATAGCTTTGGTCATCGTTGTTTGATCACCCGATTCCATCGCTGTTAATAATGTTTTTTCTTCCTTTACAAGAAAAGGTCTGTATGAAACTTTTTTCCCTGTTGAAGGAATTTTCAACTCATAAGTAGGTGTGCTTACCTTTGGTAATGCCATAATATTCTCCTATAATAATTTAATCAAAATATTAACTGGTTTCTGTCCACCAGCTATATGCAATATCAACTTCAACTTCAGCGAAGTCAGAGTTTTCCCATCCTAATTCTATCGCGTTTATTCCTTTCGGCCATGCTTCATGTAATGTTACTTGATATTTGGCTGGTGCGTCCTGCTGATCCTTTTCATCAAAACATGAAATTTTTACTGTTCCGAAAAACTTTTTATAATATTGCATATTATATGTATCTGTACTTTGAATATGTTCACACCAACTATTCCAGAATTTTCTAGGTGCGTGATTATTTGTATTTAACATAGTTAAAGATACAGCTTCCATTGTTGTTTCGTAAGGAACTTCTAGACCAAATTGTCCACCACTTCTATACGTAGTTGTTCCGAAACCTCTTGCTGGAAATGATACCGTTTTAGCAAGAAAATTTATTGCAGACGCTTGTACTTCCGAGACTAAACTTGTAGGTGGTGTAATTTCAACCGAAAATCTATTTTTTCTTGCTATACCACCTAAGTTATCTACTTTGGACATAAAATCACTTATTCCAAAATTCACTGCCATCTTTCTCCTTTAAAACATTGTTCTGCTTTGTGACCACACTTTTTTCTTACTCGCTTTTCTAAATCTCTCTACAGGTAGAAATAATGCCACTTCCCATTCATCAGCATTAACAAGAACAAACCTAGACTTTAATTTAGAAGTAAGATACCTATGTACTGTTGGTTTTGCTCTTTTAATTTTAGAAAACCCTTTCAACATATTATATGTTAAAAGTAATCTAGTTGTTTCATCATATTTCTTATTATTTGCAAATCCCTTAAGTTGATCCATCAACACCGCTCTATCTTTTGGAGCAAGATAATGAAAGTTTAGTCCTAAAAATCCATCATTGTATTTCTCAATAGGAAACACTAAAGGAAAGGTATCATAGTATGGTAGTTTATCTTTCCATTTAGGATCATAAGAATAAAAATACATCTTACCCAGTACACTTTTTGTAGTTAAACTGTCTGAACGTTGAAGTATACTTTTGGGTGTTTCTCCAGAAAATGCGCCTTTTGTTCTATTAACAATTGAACGAAACCAATTACCTGCCGCTTTCGCCCTTGCAGTCACTTGATTAGTTTTTATTGCATCTTTTAATTTATCTAAATACGATTCTTCTACGGTAGCCATGATATAACTATTTAGTATTGTTAAGAGTATCTTCTGTTAATATTTGCCATTTCCAACCCTTATGTTCACAAAATTCAGAGGCGGCCTTCCATTTAGCTTCATTGACGCCCCATGTTCGTACCTCTTTGAGATATCTTCTTTTGTGTTTAGGGTTGAGTTTGGGAGGCTTTGTTTGTTTCTTTGGTTTGATTTCAATTAGAGACTCACCCTTAGAGGTTTTAACCCAAAAATCTGGAAAATATCTATGTATTCTATTATCAATAGGTGAACGATATGGTATAATAATCTCTTCACTTGACCAACGCAAGACTTCAGGTTGTCGGTCTAAATATTTCATGAAGCTTAGTTCCCAACCAGACCGATAAATTATTTTTGTGTGGTCGCCCTTGTATTTTTTATAGTTCTGTGGGCGGAATTTTCCTTTATATGCCATATAAATATATAGATAGTTCAATATATTCAATACCAAGAAATGGAGAAAAAACATGTCAGGTGGACACCCCTCTGCATACGATGTACCGAGAACACAATATCTAGAATATCCCTCTAACATAGGATCAGATATTAAACATTGGATATCTTTTTCTGCTTTTGATTTCAAAAGTCAACAACAAACGCTTCATATAGCGTTATATATCCCCGGTGATGCCTTACAAACATCATATAAATCTGATTATGAAACACAACAGATGGGAAGTTTAGGGGCCGCGGCTCCTGCCATGACAAAAGCAATACGTGAAAACGGAGGATTAAATGTTGATGCATTTAAAGATGTAATGGGAGCGGCTTCTGCAGGACTGAAAAGTGAAGGTAAAAAAGTGGGAATGCTTAAAGCTGGGGCGACTGTTGGTAGAAAGCTGCAGGCCGAAGGTGTGAAAGGTATGATGGAACGAGATCAAGGCGCCGTACTTAATCCTTATATTGTTGCCGCATATAAAGGACCGTCTGATTTGAGATCCCATGAATTTACCTTTCAAATGTTACCCCAAAATGAGGCAGAATCTAAAGTATGTACAAAAATTGCAACTGCATTTAAAGAATCAATGTTGCCTTCTCATAGAGGCGGAGACAGTCAAACCGCACCCTCAATGTTATTTGGTTATCCTGATGAATTTGAAATTACATTTAAAGTAAATGGTAAGGCATTACCTCAAACATCAAATAATCCTTTGTTTAAAATAGGAAGATCAGTATTAACTGGTTGTGATTTAGATTTTGCTACAGAAAATACACCATTATTCTTTGACAATACACAAAATCCGGTAAGTATATCTATGAAGCTTTCATTTATGGAATTAGAAGTATTACACAGAGGTAAAATTAGTAAAGGATTTTAATAACAAGAGAGATTAACTATGTCTGAATTTTTTCAA